CTTTGATGCCCATTTTCTTACCGTCAGCGGTTACTCCACCGATAATATTGGAGGTGGTTTCCGCTTCGGTTTCGCCCTGGGCAACACGCACCACAACGGTGACGGGTTTTGCCTGGTCGGCGATGGCGTCCAGTGAGCGGGCCAGCGTGCCGGACTCGCCTGCTTTGCCGCTGGCGGTCAGTACATCGGTAAGCAGAACCGGCTTATTGAGCGGGAACATGGAGGCATCGGCATCATCGCCGGTGCATACCATGCCCACAATCGCCGTGCTCACCGTCGTGATAGAGCGGGTGCCGTCGTTAACTTCAACAACACGCACGCCATGGTGATAGTCTTGCGCCATGAATGAATCTCCTGTTTAGGGGTTCACCCATGGTAGGGAAATCATTCACCGCAAGCCGTTGATGGCCGTTGTACCGTCAATGGCACAACCGCAGACAGAAAAAAGCCCCTTAACGGGGCAGACTGATACCGGGATTTATCAGGCAACGCGGCTCCAGCACATCAGCAGGGTGTGGGCCTCAACCACGCTGATTGATTTCCCTTCACCGAGGTTTTCGGTTTTGCCGGTGGTCGTGTGTTTGTGGGACGGCAAGTCCACAATATGGCTATGATCGGCCACCTCATCCGTATAATTTCGTGTGCGACGGCTGTCGTTATCCGAACCGACAATATAATTATCATCCCAAGCCGCCCCCGGGGCGAGCATGCCGCCTTTGTGTTTATGCCGTCCTGCCTCCCCGGTGGTCAGTTCCTGCCCGGGGAGTTCACTGGTTTCGCCACTGACGTTAACCTGCACAGCAGGCAGGTTAACGCGCTGGAGGGTGACGGTATCGCTGCCGCCGGTCTGCCCGACGTCCGAACCGTCAGCCTTGCCGACGCGGATCGTTTTGTTTTCACCGGTGTACACCCATTGCGACCACGGCCAGCGCTCATTAGGGTTGAGGTTCTGGTTAAAAAAGCGGGTGGTGCCTGGTGGATTATCTTCCTCCCAGGCATCACGTACCGCTGTTTTAACAGCCTCCGTAATTGCCTGCTGTATGTTGATATCAAGCTCGTTAATGATTTTATCGGCGTAGTCCTTAGCTTCATTCTTTGCTCGATCGACCTCACCCAGAGAGGCAATCACAACCGCCGGATCCGTCATTAACCGCACATCAGCGGTATTGTTAACCGCTATCCACAGATTGACGGCCTGCTGCCTGCCTGAACCTTCCGCCAGAAGAGGCTTATACGACGGCGGCAAACTGGCTAACGCCAGGCATACCCCGTCATCATCATAAAGCGCGGCCTCTCGCAGCCAGAACCCGCCGACCTGGGGAAACATCACCATCTCAGCACGGATCACGTTTGCACCACTGTCGGCAATGACCAGGCGGTTAAGCGGGGCACGATAAAGCTCGTTTACCAGTCCCGTTTGCTCCGCATAGGGTTGATATGGCGTGCCTCCGCCATCTCCCACCCCCATATGGGAGAAGCCGACAGGCTCCCCCGATATCGCCGCCGCTGCCATTTTTGCTTCTCCGGCAGGCGTCAGAATCGCAATATATTTTTTCCCTGCCATAGAATCACCTCTTAAATGCTGATGCCACGGCGGGCGTAGTAGGCCTGGAAGTAATCGTAAATTGACTTTATTTCCGCATCAGATAATGCACGGTCAAAAATCAATGCTGCGCCGATATCCGATGCCCCCGGAACCTCACTGCTAATACCTCGACCAACCCTGTATTTCAGTTCAGGGTTTACAATGGTTTCAAAGGCAGTCGTCGGGATATTCTCCCCGCTCAGCTTGTCGGTCATGCTCGCGACATTAATTTTTTTACCCGTGTCCCGGCCATAGATAAACGCAGGCTCTCCGGCTGTCACATTTAATGTGGCATAACAATTCAGCACTGTATTGGCATTAGTTTCTGTATTTTTATAATGCGAATAAAATGTCAGCCTTGCCGTTCCCTTATCAATAACCAGACTGCGACCAGCGTCACCTGTACCATTATAAGAGGAAATAAAAAATTGTCGCAGTGTGGGATTTACTTTCTTCACAACAGCAATCAGCGTCGTTTCCTTCGTCGTTGGCACTCCCGTATCAATAAAGTTATTAAGATCGAAAGTGGCAAAATGATTGCTTACTACAGGCGAGCCAGACACGACCGCATCCGCGCCACCTGCTGCAAAGTTTTTCGACAGATTCCCGCGCCCGTAAATACCTGCATATAAAAGACCATCTGTGTTAAAAGGTGGATTCCATCCATCCGGGTTTGCAATGATATTAGACGGCACGTTAGATTTGATGACCATAACCATTTTATTTACTCTCCGTAAGGAATCGAAAGACAGAATTGCACTGATGCGTTATTTAACGGGTATGGTTTACCTACCAGCTCCGGTATATTTTCGGCCTCATACTGGCCCGTCCCCGCTTCGAAAATGAAATTGTCCAGCGAGTTAAATCTGTCGCTATCAAAAACGTTGCCGTTTCCTTCATGGGTGGTTTTATCGCCATACCACAACTTTGCATTGCCGGTGATATCCCGGCCAGCTGTGATTTTGATAATCGTATCCGCCACAATTTCAACAGCGGCGATAGCTACGGTTCCGGCACTGTCGGTCACACGAAAACCTTTATCGACATACATCGTGGCAACGTTTTTCACGTATGACGGCCTGAACGTCAGCGGCGGTGACGGCACGTGATAAAACACGTAAATCTCACGCCCAATATTGATAATTCTAATCGGCCCCAGCGGCTCCCAGCCTTGCCCCTCGTTTAATACCTGGTGCATCACTTTGGCGAATTGCATATCCATCCAGCGATAGCCATTCGGCCCCAGATGCCCTCCTTTATCCGGGAAGGGATACGCAGGCGTGACAAGGTAAGCGTTATCATGTTCGCGACAAAATTCCCACTGCGCCATCCCGATAGATAAATCAGCATCATCACGGGTATAACCGGCCCCGGTCTGGTACATGAAAATAGCTGGCGGCGCTTTCTGTCCGGCGATGCCGACAGCCATATCGGCTACCATATCGTTATAGAGTTTTTCGAGATTCGCCTTATAAGTCGCTTTGTCGTTAGAGCCATCCCTTTTCTGGTAATTCCACTCCCCCTGAATCCAGATGATTGCCCCGATGGAATAAGACACACCTTCCTTATCAGCCAGGGCTTTCACCTGCTGAACAGCCTGAAGCGGACGCTGATATAGTTCAGGCGTCGCACCTTTGGAAAGCTGCTCAATACTGCGACCGTTTACGCCGGTGCTGGACAGGACAAATCGACGCGACGGGTCGCGCTCCAGACAATTTCGCTGTAACCAGAGACGACGCAGACCGTTTGCAATAGCTACCCCTCCCTCTCCCTCATTAGGTGAACCTGCTGGCAGGGCTGCAACCTGTTCATTGCTTATCATTGCGTTTCCTGTGCCGTTCTGAACGACAGCACGTAACGGTTTTAATACTGCATCTCCCAAAGGCGCAAACGCCGGGTCTGTTCTGCTGGCTGGTCGGATCGAATCGCCCAGCATCAGGTTATCAAAACCTTCTACAGGGGTTTGACTCAGAGCGGGCCATCCCTCCTGTTGCGTTCCGAGACTCTGGCTGTAAATCAGCAGATGAATCAAACCGGTAACAAGACGCTGCACCGCGGCGTTATAGCGACTGCGAACATTCTGCGAATACGCCTTGTTTTGCGCATCAGCAGCAGTCAGATTAAGGGTTTCAACAGGGGTATCCTTAACCCCGATTAGCTCGCCATCCCTATCCGTCAGCGCTTTGAAAAAACCTTCCTCATCCTCAAGATTCAGCCAACCCATACCACCGGCTTTCGTAGTGAACTCACCATCACCACTCAGCGCATGAGGCGCCGCTTTCCCTGACTGGTCAGCTACGTCAGAATAAAACCCGTCGATATCTTCCAGACGCAACCAGGCGCTGTCCGTGGTTTCAGTATGAAATTTTCCACCACCATTCAGCGTTCCCGGACGTTGCCCGATACCATCTGGCCCGACAATATTTACGCTGAATCCTTCCGGGTCACGATAAATCAACCCTGGCTCGCCATCCTCATGCGACATCGCCATGTCTTTAACATACAAACCATCCGGCGCGACCATGCAGTTAATGGCTCCGAACGCCCCGCTTGCCATCACGCGAAAAAATGAGAACCAGTCATCATCAACAAAATCCAGCATCACATCGCCATCATGACGCGACTGAAAAAAGTTATTTTTAATTTCCTGCAGCATTTTATCGCTGGGTAACTTTTTCCCGGTTGGCGTGGCGATACCATTAATATTTTTATATTCATCCAGCCAGTAATCGGCATCATCAGTACGCACCGTAAAGATAGCATCAGGCTTAATCAGCCCCTTATCAATATCAGCTTGTGCGTCTGCCGCATTGTTGTAAGGTTTTTCGCCAACGGAATAACCTTCCAGCGTCTGCATTAAAAGCAAGGTGCGGTTTGCCAGCTCCTGCGCCTGTATATTAGCTACACCACCGCGACCGCCCTCCACTTTATCAGTGCGGGTAATTAGAGGAACGTCGCCCCATTTAGGTGTTTCAATAATACTGGTCATATTATTTCCCGGAGTAATGATAATTCCCGTCATAATTAACGGCTGCGTCATAATAAATACTGTCATCCGGCTCATACCCCGGCGGATACACCGTTATAATTTCCCCGTCGACCACTGCCGCGCCAATATGAGCCATGCCGTACACGCTTGCCGATAGTGTGAGTTGTGATATATGTCGACTCACCGGCTTTGCATCGCCGATAATTCGTTCTAACTCTTTAATCATCGTCTCAGTAATGCCGATATCGTTGAGGTCAATCTCAAGGCGGAATGTCCCGGCAGGATCGGCCACCTTCCACCATTCCTGGAGCGTCATGCTGTAGCCCAGCGTTTCAATCACACGCCGAACGGCGGCAACGGTACCTTTGCGTTGGTGGATCCAGAAAGCATCACTAACAGCCTGGCGTTTCTCTGTTTCCGACCATGTTTCTTCCCAGCGGTCGACAGAAAACGCCCAGGCCAGATAGGGCAGGAATTTCACCGGGCATTTCCACGGATTCCATAAATCGCGCAGCGATACGGGTAAATCGCTGATAGAGGCGCATGCTGCGGCGGCTCGCTGTTCCAGCAGAGATGACCCGGGCGCCATTAGAGAATTATTCATCCGATCCCCCGATAATGACGCGGGCGTCGGTGCAATAAGCCGCCTGCGTTTTATCCAGCACCACATCGGCCAGCGGTTCGCGCAGCTCGACGCGCTGAACCCCCTGCACATGCAACGCGGCGTAAATCGCCGACATTCGGATGTCACGACCAAGGCGGCGCTGCTCCGTAATATAGGCAGTTAACTGCGCTTTTGCGGCGGCAAGAATCGGCTCGGTCGCTGGTCCGGGGTAAACATACAGCACTGCGTCGATCGCATAATTGACGATTTCAGCCGAGACGACTGTCAGACGGTCAGCGACCGGTCGTACACTCTCATCATTTAGCGCGGTACTGACGGCCAGCAATAAATCATCCGACGCCGTGCCGTCACCTTCCCGCGATAGTACCGCGATAGTGACCTCAGCTGGAGCCGGGCTATTAGCCGAAGCATCCGCGACACGTCCGTCGGCACTCAGGGCGTGAAATTCATAGGCACCGGTTGGCCCGGCAACACTCATACCCTCAAATGCCGCCGGTACGCGCTGACGTAAATCACTGTCAGATTCCATGACCGCC